CGGCTTGTACGGCTACGGTGGGATCAGCATCGCTGCCGGTGTATATGAGCAGTGGCAGCATTACCGCCTGCACCGCATCATCCCTTTTCAGCGCGTTGTCGTATAGCGGAAGCACACTAAGCATTACCGTGGCGGGGAAAACAAGGACAGCCACTATTTCGGGTGGATCGGGCAGTTGGAACGGGGGAACTATTACGAATAATCTAACTATCAGCAAATCAAGTCCTGGTATATCCCTATCGGGTTCCAGCCCTTATATGTGGTTCGGTTCATACTGGAAAGTCACAGTTCCTTCAAACGATTTTTGTTTTTACTACAACAATGAATTAAGGGCTTACTTTTCATACGGGAGTACAGGCAACATGTGGATTAAGGGATCATTGGTTCAAGGTTCAGATATGAGGAGGAAGAACTTAATAGGCGACCTTGATGATGTGCTTTCCGAAATGATGGTTTTATCTGTGTTTCGGTATGCTTACAAAAATGATCCAGAGGCTACTGTGCGAATAGGTATGTCGGCACAGCAGGTTGTTCAATATTTCCCGGAATTTGTATTTACAGAACCTGACGGATATTATTCGATGGATTATTCGAGTATGTCAGCTTTGGCAATAAGGGGCATTCAAGAGCTGTATCGCAAACATACAGCCCTTGACAATATCGTACGTTCCCGGCAGCACTGGGAGCTAACGAAAGATCAGCAAATAAAGCATCTGCAAGATACGGTGATCCGCTTGCAGAAAGAAATAGAGGATTTGAAAGGAGGGGTTGCAGCATGATATTTCCGTCGAAATCTGTAGGGCAATTTTACCATGTAGCCCGCACATTAGGTGAGGTGGTAAACGGCAAGCTGGATACCCGGCTGTCTACGCTATGCACAAGCAGCAAGATTAACCAGTTTTCCAAATGGAAGCCCGTCAACTATGATGGAATCGAAATCAATGCGACCATACTGAAAAATATAAATTACGGGTTGACGATAACCTCTGCAAGTACAGTAGATCAGCTCGTAAACCTGATTGACGAAAACGGCACGCACACTTATAACAGGCCTATCGGAGGTTTAAAGTCCCCTTATAGATTGGGCGATTTTAGAAATTACAATACGGATGCGCCTATACCTGTCATGCCGATGGGCGTGCGTGATATCGACAACGCGGGAAATGCTACAACGATGTTGATCAACATCGAGAACCAAGGCGACAATACGACTTTGGGCAAAAACGACCTGTACCACTTGACGGATGAAAGCGGCAACGAGGTGACTTTGTACAGAGGGATATATATGATCAACGCCAACGGTGACAAGGTTTGGTGTACCGACGAAATAGATTGGGCCAACATCCCTAAAAAAGCCTACTGGAATACCGGCGAAATCACCTGCTATGACTTTTACACCAATGTACAGAAAACTATAGGCGGAGTCCATACGTCAAGTGCCGAAGACGTGTTTTTTGCCATTGTGTC